ATACAGATTCATCAGGTAATGTATATCTAGCAGGTTTGAACGGAGCAGCTGTGGCAACCGTATTCGATTCAGGTGGTGTATCTTCTGGACTCACTGTTCCAATTGCTTCAGCTTTTCTAGTTCAGTACTCTTCTTCTGGAGCAGTCAACTGGAGAGCATATGTTGATGCAGCCTCCAGCACGGATATAGGATATGCTGTTGCTACAGATTCTTCAAGTAATGTATACCTTGTTGGTGGTAATGGCACTGTATCTGCAACCGTATTCAATTCAGCTGGTGTATCTTCTGGACTCACAGTCCCAACAAGTTCGGCGTTTATAGTTCAGTACTCTTCTTCGGGGGCAGTCAACTGGAGGGCATATGTAAATGGTACAGGTACAGATGTAGGCAGAGCAGTTGATACAGATTCGTCAGGTAATGTATATCTAGCAGGTTTGAACGGAGCAGCTGTGGCAACCGTATTCGATTCAGCTGGCGTATCTTCTGGACTCACTGTTCCAATTGCTTCAGCTTTTCTAGTTCAGTACTCTCCTTCTGGTGCAGTCAACTGGAGAGCATATGTTGATGCAGCCTCCAGCACGGATATAGGATATGCTGTTGCCGTCGACAGCCAAAACAATGTATATCTAGCAGGCGTGAACGGAGCAGCTGTGGCAACCGTATTCGATTCAGCTGGTGTATCTTCTGGACTCACAGTTCCAGTTGCTTCAGCATTTCTAGTCAAATACAGCTCGACTGGGGGTGTCTTGTGGAGAGCATATGTAGACCACGCGGGTACAACAGACTCTGCATTCGGAGTTGCAGTTGATTCGCTCGATAATGTTTATATAACGGGTACGAATGCATCTAATGGGACATCTACGAAGATTTTCAATTCAAATGTATACGGTACAACATGGTCGAATGTGACATTGTCAGTACAGACTGCATTCATAGTGAAATATGATTCAACTGGTAAATATGTATGGAATTCACAAGTCGACTGTAATAGTAGCACGAGTGCAGATATTGGCTACGGAATAACAACAGATCCACTAAATAACGTATATATTGTAGGAACCAATCCAGTTGCAGCAAATATTTATAATTCAAGTGATATTATTAGCCCTTTGTACCTGCCTACAAGTTCATCATTCATTGTAAAGTATAATTCGGCTGGTGAAATAGATGATCAATCTTCGTTTAAAAGATGGCCACCAGTGGATATACCATACGCGAGTTGGGCAGGATCTTCGCCTTCATTTTCATATACAATGTCAGGTCAGTTGTATGGAAATGGTGTATATAATATAACCTCAACTGCACCAGGTACTACCGGATATGATACGAGAACCTTATTCGATAACTCAGTTGTATGGGATAATTCAATTGGATACGTACGATCAACCACGCCAGCATTCATACAAATCCAATTTCCTTCCGCAGTAGTTATACGAATATACGGTATTTATCCAGCGTTGGGTTATGCTGGATTCACTGCATGGACGTTTGATGGCTCAGATAATGGATCGTCCTGGACAACTCTCGACACGAAGAGCTCACAGGATTACGCAAGCAAAGGTGGAGGATGGTGGTCATATGTGAATAATGTAACCGCGTTTAGTTATTATCGTATAAATTTTACAGCGCCAGCATCTGGAAACTTTTATTTACGAAATTGGAGAATGTACCAGGCGAATGCACCGATAGATTACCCATTGTCTTCACTCACAAATGATACAACTCTAGCGTCTAGCGTTATAAGCAACCCATTACTTTTCAATGCATTCGATAACAATACTTCTACATTCTTAAATCTCAATTCTTCCAATTATAGCACCACATCACCCTATGCTTATACAGGCACAATATCTACAACCGTATCTGGTAACACAATATTCGGAGATTGGGTGAGTATAATACTTCCAAACGCAATACGTCTAACTTCATATAGAATAACACCCAGAAACGATGCAAGTTTTGGCCAGACTCCAAGATCTTGGATGATTGCAGGATCAAACGACGGTACTACTTGGGCTTCTCTTGACGAAAGATCAACTATTGTTTGGACACAGGGGCAGACGCAGTTTTTTACAGTTTCAACCGTATTACCTGATTATGCAAGATATCGGATTATCATACGAGCATCACTAGACCCATTTCCAGCCATTGCAGAATGGAAATTATCTGGTATTTAATCGTGTCTTTTTTCCACCGATATATATAGGTGAGATGAAGCATTGGGGACCAGACCTATGGTCATTTATTCATGTGACCTGCCTTACATGTAAACCTTCAACAGCTCGGAAAGTACTTTACGGTATAGTCAGTGTTCTACCGTGTGATCAGTGCCAAACACACTATCGAATGTATCTAGCATCCGTTCCTCCTTCTGGTAATCTATTCAAGTGGTCAGTCGATTGTCATAACTGGATCAACATAAGACTCGGAAAACCCATATTTAGCTACGACCAAGCTCTCCGAAAATACTCGTAGATGACAATAGATGGCGTCTGCCACATCGCCAATCATCTATGCAAGCACACTGAATGTTTTTGCCACAACAAACACTGCAAACCTCTCAGCAGAAACGATTGTGGCGAGCAACATTCAGAGCACCTCAGGATCCATCTCAGGTCTCAGTTCACTCGAAGTAACCGGTCCAGTCGACATTCAAGGACCAACCATCGTAAACAATCAGCTCCAGGTTGCTGGTCTCACTACATTCACAGGTCTAGTCACTGGCCAGACTATCGAATGCATAGAACTCAGGACGACAAACTTTACTGCAACTGGAGCAAGCGCCATAACAACCACTGACGTCACGACAACAAACATGATAACAGACGATCTCGTCGCACAAACTGCATCCATCGGAGAATTCACATCCATGATAATAGCCCCAACCGCAAACATTACCCTAGCAAACATAGCAAGTCTAAACGTATCAGGGACTGCAAATATTTCAGACATTGACATTCAGACTATAAACGTACTCAGTGCGAACGTAACAGGTACACTATCAGTATCTGGTACCACAAAATTCCAATCTGTAAACTGCACAAGCATCAACATCACTGGTGGTATTGACATTAACAAGACGGTATTCAATGTCATCAATGTATCGGACGCAAACATAGCAGGAGGTGCAGCTAACCTTTCTTTCGCAAACGTAATAAATTTTTCTGCACAAAACTTTGCAGTATCCGGTGCATTCACCTTCCCACCTGTATCAGTCATGACAACTGCAAACATTGCGGACGCTAACATTGCCGCAGGCGCAGCCGTTTTTTCAAATCTGGTAGCCTCAAATGTAACCATACTGTCATCACCATCAATCACAACATCATCTGCAACCATAGCAGGTGGCACAGCAACACTTGCTCAAGGTACAATCACAAACCTTACAGTACTCAACAGGGCCACAATAGCCTCCGCAAATGTATCTGGAACATCAAACCTTGCAAATATTGTCAGCTCCAATATACTCGGAAGTGCACTCACAGGTACAGTGATCACAGGGTCTTCACTAAACGTGACAGGTACTTCAAACCTTGCAAATCTTGTCAGCTCCAACATATTTGGAGATGTAGTCAGAGGTACTGGTCTCATTGGATCCTCACTGAATGTGTCTGGCACATCTAATCTGGTAACAGTCACAGGAACCTCTCTGAATGTGTCTGGGACAAGTAATCTGGTGACCGTATCTGGGTCTTCATTGAACGTATCTGGTACGAGTAACCTTGCAAACCTGGTGAGTTCCAATATATTTGGGTCGGTACTCACAGGTACAACAGTCACTGGTTCCTCTCTGAATGTGTCTGGAACAAGTAATCTTGTGACCGTAACAGGATCTTCCATGAATGTCTCTGGAACTTCTAATCTGGTAACTGTAACAGGGTCTACACTGAATGTGTCCGGGGCCAGTAACCTTGCAAACCTGGTGAGTTCCAATATTTTTGGTTCGATCGTCAGAGCATCTGGGTTCACTGGAACATCTCTGAATGTGTCTGGTACATCTAACCTTGTGACCGTAACAGGATCTTCACTGAACGTATCTGGGACTTCAAATCTTGCAAACATTGTCAGCTCCAACATATTTGGAGATGTAATCAGAGGTACAGTGATCACAGGGTCTTCGTTGAATGTGACGGGTACCAGTAACCTTGCAAATATTGTAGGATCAAATATATTTGGAGGGTCACTTGCAGGTACAACAGTAAATGGGGCTTCTTTGAATGTGTCTGGGACCAGTAACCTTGCAAATCTAGTCAGCTCCAACATATTTGGATCTTCACTTGCAGGTACAGTCCTCACAGGAACATCACTGAATGTGTCTGGGACGAGTAACCTTGCAAATCTGGTGAGCTCAAACATATTTGGGTTGGCACTTGCAGGTACCTCACTGAATGTAGCAGGGACCAGTAACTTTGTGACAGTCACTGGTGGGTCACTGAATGTTTCTGGGACTAGTAATCTGGTGACCGTAACTGGGACTTCACTGAATATAGCTGGGACTTCGAATCTGGCCAACTTGGTCAGTTCAAATATTGTGGCTGGAAGTGCTGTTATAGGTACTCTCGTATTCACACAGGGGCAGACATTTCAGAATGTTCTGACTGTAAACAACACAGCGTCTATAGTAAATTTGTTTGTTTCTAATTCAGTCACAGTCACAAATGTCTCTTCGAGTGCCATTTCAACTGCGTCTCTTAATGTATCCGGAACTGCAAACCTGACGAATATATCACTCTCGAGTATTTCACCAACCTCACTGAATGTAGCTGGTACATCCAACCTGACGACACTTGCAGTTGGTACTCTGACATATACAGGACCTATAACTGCAACCAGCATAACAGGGTCTTCACTAAATGTGGCTGGGACCAGTAACCTTGCAAACCTGGTGAGTTCCAATATATTTGGATCGATAGTTACAGGTACAGTGATCACAGGGTCTTCACTGAATGTGACGGGTACGAGTAACCTTGCAAACCTGGTGAGTTCCAATATATTTGGATCGGTACTTGCAGGTACAACAGTCACTGGAACCTCACTGAATGTATCAGGAACCAGTAACTTGGTCACTGTCACTGGTGGGTCCCTGAATGTGTCTGGAACTAGTAATCTGGTAACAGTCACTAGTGGGTCCCTGAATGTGTCTGGAACAAGCAACCTATCTACAATTGCAGTTGGGACATTGAATTACGCGGGACCATTGAGTATATCAACACTGAATGTTTCAGGAACATCTAATCTATCAGGTATTCTTTCTGGATCTTCAATGAACCTTACAGGGACTGCAAACATTGCAAATCTTGTAACATCCAACCTTGGGTTTTCTGGTGGTCTTGCAGCACCGAGCTACACAGGAGGGTCTCTGAATATAACAGGGACATCGAACCTGGCAAACCTGGTGAGTTCCAATATATTTGGTGGGATCATAGGGGCAACAGACATTAATGGAACCTCGCTGAATATAACAGGCACTTCAAACCTCTCAAACATTGTCAGTTCAAATATATTTGGTACCATAGTCAGATCCACTGCACTCACTGGATCGGCACTGAATGTTTCTGGGGCATCTAATCTTTTCAGTCTCACAACTACACAACTTGGTGTGAATGGTGCAACCAGTCTGATTACGATTAATGCGTCTGGAACAAGTAACCTGAGTACCCTTGTCGTACCTGGTACAACCACTTTTGGGTCTGATGTATATGGTATACCCCTTCACACAACCATAGCGTGCTCTGCAGAAAATGGATCTGTAAAGATTGATGGATCTGCCGTTTCAACTATAACAGCCCCTGTAAACATGCTCATAACAGGTACAAGAGCATATCTGGTGAATACAAATCCAACTGCTACACTGACTATAAATGTTTTACACGGATCTTCACTCGCTTCATTGACTTCCATTTATTCAGGGGTTTCCTACATGACTGTTGGTGCGAATCAACCAGTCTCGTGGACAGGAACAGGATCGTCAGGTGGTACACTTTCAACTCTGTCAGGTGTTTCCGTGTCTCAAGGTCATTATATTAGGATCACTTCAACAGGAAGTGGAACCGCGCCGAAAGGTCTCAAAGTTATACTCTATTACAAACAGATACCTTAGGTATAATAAGAACCAGTCGGTCCAAATTTAGTTACAAATGCTGAAGTCCCTGTAGGTAACGCTCCAAGAATCAATCCAGTTTCTGTTTTTATTGTTGGGGTTCCATTGTTGTCACCACCAATATATACGTTCCCAGAAGAATCAGCTGTTACAGAGTACCCGATGACAGATAAAGTATCATCAATTATCCTAGAGTATTGGTATGTTCCAGCAGAATTAAACTTTGAACAAAAACCTGTTCCTCCCGAGCTCGCAGGTAGAGTAGCTACACTTGTTGAAACATTCGAGCTATTCACAAACTTTATTGTTGGGGTTCCATTGTAATATCCAGCAAGATATACGTTCCCAGAAGAATCAGTTGTTACAGAGAACCCGACGTCACTCGCAGACGAAGAATCTACAACGAAGGAAAATTGGTAAGTCCCAGCAGAATTGAACTTTGAACTGAAGGCGGTGTTTAAGGTACCTGAGCTCACAGGTAGAGTAGCTACACTTGTTGAAACATTAGAACTGTTTACAAACTTTATTGTTGGGGTTCCATCATAGTCTCCAGCAAGATATACATTATCAGACGAATCGACTGTTACAGAGTATCCACCGTCATTACCAACTGAATCTACAACGAAGGAATATTGGTAGGTTCCAGCAGAATTGAACTTTGAACAGAAGACTGCTGTTCCTCCAGAGTCAGCAGGTATAGTAGCTACACTTGTTGAAACGTTCGAACTATTCACAAACTTTATTGTTGGGGTTCCATTGTATTCTCCAGCAAGATATACGTTCCCAGAAGAATCAGTTGTTAATCCGCGCCCGATTTCAGCTCCAGCAGAATCTACAACGAAAGAGTGTTGGTAAGTCCCAGTAGAATTGAACTTTGAACAGAAGGCTGCCGCATCTGAACTCGCAGGTAGAGTCGCTACGCTTGTTGAAACATTAGAACTGTTTACAAACTTTATCGTCGGGGTTCCAGCATATTGTCCACCAATGTATACGTTCCCAGAAGAATCAGTTGTTACAGAATTTCCTCTGTCAGTTCCTGCCGAATCTACAACAAAAGAGTATTGGTAGGTTCCAGCAGAATTGAACTTTGAACAGAAGACTCCTGTTCCTCCTGAACTCGCAGGTAGAGTCGCTACACTTGTTGAAACATTAGAACTGTTCACAAACTTTATCGTTGGGGTTCCACTGTATCCACCAGAAAGATATGTATTACCAGACGAATCGGTTGTTACAGAGTATCCGATTTCAGCACCAGTAGAATCTACAACGAAAGAGTATTGATATGTTCCAGAAGAATTAAACTTTGAACAGAAGGCTGCTGTTGATCCATCGTCTGCCGGTAAAGTCGCTATATTTGTGGCTACATTCGAGCTGTTTACAAACTTTATTGTTGGGGTTCCATCGTATTCACCGACAATATATATATTATCAGAAGGATCGTTTGTTACTCCCCACGTTATATCATTTCCTGTAGAATCTACTACTATCGAATAAGAAGACACGTCTAAATTAGGAGTATACGATCCATCTATATCGAATTTCAATAAAAATGCACAATTTAAAGAACTGCCAGGCAGAGTTGACACATTGGTTGAAACATTAGAACTGTTCACAAACTTTATTGTTGGTGTACCGATGTATTCACCAGAAATATATAAGTTATCAAAAGAATCAGCTGTTAATCCCCGTGATATATCTGTTCCAGTAGAATCAATAACGATAGAGTATTGGTAGGTTCCAGCAGAATTAAACTTTGAACAGACGGCTGCTGTTCCTGAACTCGCAGGTAGAGTCGCCACATTTGTTGAAACATTCGAGCTGTTTACAAATTGTACAGTTGGAGTTCCATTGTACGAACCAGCAACATATACATTATCAGATGAATCTGTTGTTACAGCGTATCCTATATCATTTCCAGAAGCATCTACTACAAAAGAGTATTGGTAGGTTCCAGAAGAATTAAACTTTGAACAGAAGGCTGCTGTTCCTGAACTCGCAGGTAGAGTAGCTACACTTGTGGAAACATTCGAGCTATTCACAAACTTTATCGTTGGGGTTCCATTGTAATATGCATTAAGGTACAGATTACCAGATGAATCAGTTGTTACAGAGTTTCCTATATCAGTTCCTGAAGAATCTACAACGAAAGAGTATTGGTAGGTTCCAGAAGAATTAAACTTTGAACAGAAGGCTGCAATACCTGAGCTTACAGGTAGAGTCGCTACACTTGTCGAAACATTAGAACTGTTTACAAACTTTATTGTTGGGGTTCCATTGTATTCTCCAGCAAGATATACATTATCAGACGAATCGGTTGTTACAGAGTTTCCGGTATCATTTCCAGCAGAATCAACAACGAAGGAATATTGGTAGGTTCCAGCAGAATTAAACTTTGAACAGAAGGCTGCCAATGCCGTACTCGCAGGTAGAGTAGCTACACTTGTGGCTACATTCGAGCTATTCACAAACTTTATTGTTGGGGTTCCAGCATATTCACCACCAATGTATACGTTCCCAGAAGAATCAGCTGTTACAGAGTTTCCAATATCAAATCCAGCAGAATCTACAACGAAAGAATATTGGTAAGTTCCAGTAGAATTGAACTTTGAACAGAATGCTGCAACTCCTGAACTCACGGGTAGAGTAGCTACACTTGTGGAAAAATTCGAGCTGTTTACAAATTGTACTGTTGGGGTTCCATCGTACTGTCCAGATATATATAGATTATCAGACAAATCTGTTGTTACAGAGTATCCTATATCATTTCCTGCAGAATCTACAACGAAAGAGTATTGATAGATCCCTTCAGAATTGAACTTTGAACAGAAGGCTGCCGTTCCCGAACTCACAGGAAGATTGCCTACGAAACCTCCGAATTGATCACTTATGGATGGCGTTCCAGAATACTGTCCAGCAAGATATATATTGTCAGATGAGTCAGTTGTTACAGAGAATCCAATATCATTCCCAGTACCATCAATTATCCTAGCAAACTGAGGGGTCACAGTCAACTCGTACGTATATGCATCAATGACGTCAGTCATCTTACAGTGAGCCCGAATTTCTTTTTGATGATAGATTTCGCACCAGTAAGTGTCGGAGAAGACCACAAGAGCCAACGAGACCAGAACCCTGGTGTCTTTGGGTCGTTCCAATTTTCACGTGATCTGTGCCTCGTGAGATAACGCTGCATACGCGCAGGGTCCTTATGAACAGTGTAGTCAGAGTATCCCTTGGCACCAAACTTGACAGTCTTTCCATCAGGAAATTCCACCTGATACTTTTTAGGACCAGTCGAAAGTTTCTTTAAGGCGACCTTCACCATCTCTTAGAATGGTATACGTTTTGAAATCTGGACAACCAGGAATATAGTCAAGAGGTTAATGACAAGTATACCAATAAGATAAGGGGTGAACTCTTTGAGAACCAAAGAAAACACCTGCTTACTGATAGGACCATCATCCGTTTCTGAATCCGAATCCATGGATAGATTCTTGAAACTCGACAAGCAAAAAACCAAGAGAGGCCCCCGCACTGAATGGCTCGAAGACTTGGTAAAGACTCATGGAAAGGTTTTCATATGGGGAAAGTCTGGTATTGGAAAGACTTGGACCGCAAAGAGTCTGACTCTCGACGGATCCCTGACCATATTCGACGACGACGATGATTTTTCTGTAGAAGTTTCAACCAAATACGCATTGTATATCGGTAACAACTCCTCACAGTGCCCAGAAGGTATACCTTCATTCGAGTACGTGCCATGGACATCTTCTGAAACTCTCAGGGGTTCTGCCGGTATGTTTGGAACCCTCGATACATATGAAGAACCATCAGATATCGTGAGACGTCTATTACGCGGTGAAAGATTTGAAATACCAGACATTGCTGAAAGAGGGTATATGTATGCTCTGATACATGAGAATCACAAGACGTGTGACGTTAGAGTTCTGGAGGCACTTTCAAATGCAGACATATTCGACACATACATCTACAAGAACAGCGACTGGGCATACACAAACTATTTTGTATCAGAGGGTCTATTGAAACCATCATATATCATAGATCCGGTGAATGCCACTGACCTTGTTCCAGGGTCACTATGGACAAAGCACCAAAACATGTGCATGCGGAGAAAACGACTAAAAGCTCTTTACCAAAAAGGATTCACAATGGATCATCTTCCATTGATCAGGGATCATTTGAATGAGGGGGTTATTCATCCAAGCCTTGAGGTTCAAGACATTGATATATTAAACCATGTTTGCAAGATTAAACGGGCACAGTCACTTAAGAAACAAATCAGAGAGCGAAGCGGAAGATGAGACTCCAGGTGTATACACAAGGGTGATTGGAAATGAGGTTTACTTTTATGGAGAGGTTTCGCAAGAATCTGTACTAGAGCTGAACATTACTCTAAAAACTCTGCAGAGGGACCTTCTCATTAAATATGCAGAGATTGGACTTGAGGAATCTCCAACAATCAAACTATACATACACAGTGAGGGAGGGTGTGTATTTGCAGGTCTGTCTGCAATGGATCATATTCGTACGATGAAAATTCCAGTCACTACAATTGTTGACGGGGTGTGCTGTAGTGCAGCAACATTCATACTCCTCGGTGGAAAAAAACGACTCATGAAAGAAAACTCGTTCGTTCTAATTCATCAGTTGTCGAATACATTTTGGGGAAAGTTTGAGGAGCTCAAGGATGAGATGGAGACTGTGACAAAGCTCATGGAGCACATCAAGAACCTTTACCGAAAGAACACAACACTGTCAGAGACGAAATTGAAGAGGCTTATGAAGAGGGATGTCTATCTTGATGGTGACGAGTGCATAAGGTACAATATTGTTGAGGGGACTATTTAGAAAGTTGCACTACCTATTGAATTACCCAAACTATCATAAAACTGAATACTTTTATTACGATAGTCTCCTATCGAAATAGACGTTAAAGACACAGGAATACTTACTTGATTAGGACCAGATGTTACATTTGGTATATTAGTTGATTGATTTATATTTGTACCGCCAGAAACACTTCCTGTAGCAATAAGGTTGGCTCTAACATTATTTAAATTTTGAGAACTATTAAAAGTAAACCCTACGTGTGAATTTGAAGAACTTATTGCAAGTATAGCTGATATAACTGATGGACCAGGGGTTCTTGCAGGTCATGGAGCAATGGGACCTGTATTTACAGAAAGAAGCGTAATATCTGTCAGATTAGTTACCGTTGCGAAAGGGCTTGTAGCAAGCTTATTCCCAAACGTATCCACAAAGTATCCGTAGAAATTGAATGGTGAGTCCGGTAGGCTCGTTATTCTCAGTATTCTATCGCCTGTTCCTATGCGAATATGTGTATATCCGGTAGCTGTTATCCCCCACGTGCTTATAAAACTACCATCAGATATGGAGTTCGTTCTACCGGTCCCATCATCGGCTGCGACATT